GCGTGCCATGATAATTTCCTTACATGCAAGTGAAGGTGTTCTGTCTGCATGTCGTCAGCCGGGACTGTCAGAACACCGGATAAGCCCGGATTAGCAGCAATATATCACTTTATTTGGGTGTATGCAACAAATAAAAAGGGCCCCCGAAGGAGCCCTTTCTAATAAGCCCGAGGGCTTAGGACGAACCGGGAGAACCGAATACGCCCAATGGGTCAGACCAGCCGAACGAATAACGCTCGCGGGACTTGTAACGGACGTTACCGGTATCGAAGTCACCGTCCATGCCATTTTGCAATGGGGTACGAACAAAGTGTTTCAAACCGTTAGGCACGTCAGTAGTCAAATACCAGCCGTTTGTGTCGGTCAAGAAGTGGTTGATGCAATAACCTTCAGGGATTGAACCATTGTTCTTCAATGCGTTGATATCGTTATCAGCAGTACCAACACGGAGGCTGGTTTCTAACAAACGAGTAGCAACGAACTGCAAAGCAGGGGGAACAATCAGCTTCTTAGGCTTAGCAGCAATCAGCAAACCGCGCTCATCGGTCCAAGCAGCGATCTGGATAACAGCGGCTTCCAAGGAAGTCTCGTTAAGGTCAGCGCCAGTTGTAGGACGATTGCTGTTAGTGCCGCCACCAGTCAAGGGGTGAGCAGTGCTGAACAAAGGTACGCCGTCACCGCCGTAGTACTGAGACGAGTTAGTGAAACCGTTGTTGATAACAGCAGCAGCCTTAACTTGCTTGGTATACGCCATAGCACGAGCCAGACCTTTGGTGTAACGTGCAGACAGTGAGTCATACAAGTTATCTTCCACAGCTTCTTCAGTAATGGAGAAGCCCAAGGCGATGGTTTCGTGGTTGTAACGAGTTGTCCATGCTTCCTGTGCATTGTCATAAGCGATGGCTTGGCCCTCGTTCTTAACAGGTGCAGCAGAGAAACCAGACAGCTTTGTCTCTTCTTCAAAAGAACGCTCAGAGGTTTCAGTCTCGTAGAGTTCCTTGTGCTCTTCGCCGTAGCGAGCATATTCCAAACCAAACAATGCGTTCAATCCGGGTAAGAGTTCTTTAAGTAGTTGTGCGCGTGAAATAGCCATGATTTAGCTCCTTTTACAGACCAACAGCGTTGTCGTAAGAGTGGTATCCGGGGTTGAACTTCACCAGAATGTCAGTAAATGCGTCACCCACTACGGAGAACCCAACCATGTTTACAAAACCAACGACGCGGAAAGCGGCGGTAGTAGTAACAGCGGAAGAGCCAGCCACAACAGAAGCGGTAGAGTTACCTGTAGATGTACTACCGGTAGACACTGCACCTGTGGAGAAGAACACGTTTGAACCCAGAGCAGCTTGCGTGACAGAGCCAGCAGACTGAACTTGGAACACAGTGCGGTCGTCATCAATCACAAAAGCAACCGCATTCAGCGAGCTGGCTGGGTAGTATTGTGAAAAAACGGTTTGACCTTGTGCGTTAACGTAAGAGCAACCAACGAACACACCAACAGCGCCGGTGTTAGCAGTGCCAACAGGGAAACCATTTGTGGTTGCGTCAGCGCCAGTAGCGGTAACACATTCAATGTAACCTGTAGATTTAACGTATACCAAACTTCCGTTATAGACGTTTGTAGCGTATCCAGCAGGGTCGAATAAAAACGAGCGAGTGCTACCTGCGTAAGGTAGGCCACCCAACTCATTTACGGCACGGAGGCCGTAGGGAGAAGCGGTAGATGCCATTTAAGGACTCCTAAAAAATTTAACCACCAGAACCAAAAGTAACCTTCGATTGCTTGTTCGAGAACAGAGGCATGCGAGGATCACTATCCTTGAGAAAGTTATTGTCTACTGACTCCATCTGAGCCCTACTTTGATTAGCGTAATACGCCTCTCGCTGTTTTAAGAACTCTTCCGGGATACGGCAAAGCAATAATCCGCCCACTTCGATGTTTCCTTTGAAACGACCTTCGGTAGAAGCGTGCACCAATAGCTCGGGATATTCTTCCGCTTTCACGGGTTCATAGCCTTCGCGTAACTTAGAAGAAGTATTACTTGGATCAGGTTGTCCCAAAAAGCTAATGCGCACCCATCGATGCTCCCAACCCGGACGTTTATCTGGGGATGGTAGTGTCTCTGGAGGACGCCACGCTGTTGGGCGAGCGAAAGTCTCGCGTGTATCCAACTCACGAGTTGAACGATTTTGAGCTTTTCCTACTGTTGTAGTCTGTTCCATTTTTAACCTCTATTAAGTAAAGCAACCTGTTTCGCGTATTGTTCTGGAGTCACCCCAAGACGGCGAGCTATCGCCACTTCAGATGCCTTCAACCGAATACGGTTAGGTGGTGTGCTGCGGGTAGCCGGAGCTACAACCGAAGCTGGTTTTGTTGCACGGATGGGAGTGAAATCCTCTTCCGGTTCTGATGACCTTTTCTTTGGAGGCGGTTCATCATCCTCATAGCTCTGAGAATCTTCAAAATTCTCAGGAAATCGTTTGCGCATCGTTTTATCGATGGTTTTAAAGTACTCTTCAGTACCTATGTAATCTGGACCATACTCTCTTTGTAACTTCCTGTCAAGCCCAGATGCTGCGGCGGTCATTTCTTCATCTTTACCCCACCAGCTAGAGTTATTTTCTAACCATTTAGCAGTGCGAGGGTGCGCGGGGGCTTGCCTAGCTGGGGGCTCGAACTCCTGCTCCACTACTGGAATAGGCTTCATATTCTCTACTTTGTCTAGAGTAAGAGTAGCTCGAGCAATCTTCTTCTGGGCAGTTACAAGGCCATCAGAATCACCAGAGTCGTAAGCCTCTTTGTAGCTACGTTCTGCTGCTTCTAACTCAATCTCAGCCGCGCTTTTTGACTGGGCAATGTAGGCTTCGCTACCGGTAGATAGCTGATGCTGCAAGCGTTTATTCTCTTCAAATACTTGCTTTGCAAAGGTTTCAGCAGCTTGCCGTTCGCGCATAGCCTCTTCTTTTGCCCGTCGTTCATCGTGGTATCCACGGGTAAACTTCTTAATTCGAGCCTGCACTTTCTCGTCATACGAGGCTAATTCTTCTTCCGAAGGGTCCTCTGGAGGGGGTGCAGCTTTACGATTACGGTCCTCTGGGGGCGTATCGTTCTCAATTTCTACTATAAACTCTTCTTCTGCGGGTGCCGTATCTACGGGTTTACCCTTAGCTTCCTTCTCATCAGGAAACTCAAAATCATCGCCAAATTTAGCCATTTGTTACTCCTTATGATGCACGTGTAATGCCACGGGGGTCTTCGACGGTAGCCTCAACTGAGTCGTCGTTAATGATTCGGAACTCACGCCCATGAATCTTTAAACGAGTACCAGAGTTAGGTCGGCAGATAATGAAATCACCTTCCTGACATGAGGGGCCGTTAGGGAAACGAGTTACGTCTTTATACGCATCTGGGCCCACCTTGACTACAAATAGCACTGGGGTCAGCACTTCTTCGTAATACATAGATTGGCTAGACTTGATAATTCCAGACTCACTCTCAGCAAAAGACTCCATTGCTTCTGGTACTACACAAAGCAAGTGAAAGGTCTTCGGGTCGGGCAACTGCTTTGCTTTTTCTTCAGAACTTGTATTCAAGATTCCAGAGAGGTCCACCGCAGCGGTATCAAATTCATTCATCTTCAAAGTTCTCCATACGTTGCACGAGGTCGTTGACAATAGATTCTGCATGGCTCAGACCCCGGATGATCCCGCAGATGTGCCGATATTCAGGGTAGTCCCCTGCTCTACCGGTGGAAAGAAAACTCGCTTGGTCCCCGCGTAACTTGTCAATCTCGCGTGCAATGTGTGCAAGTAACTTATTGTTGTCCATCATTTTTCCTTGTTAGGAGGTTGTTGACGTTGCATGTAGGCTGTGCGTTGTTGCTGAGCCATTTGTGACTTGTGTTTAGCCATGTCTACACCCATGCGTGCTTGCTCAGTCTCCTGCTGCCTAGAGACGCGCTCGCGGGCGGAAGCTGCCGTAGCATTTACCTGCATACGGGCAATCTCTTTCTGCGCCTCAATGCGAGAGTGCTCGATAGTCAGTTGGGCTGCTTTAGCTGACGCTTCCGCTTGCTGTTTCTGAGCTTTAAGCTGAAGCTCCTGCTGGCGAATCTGTAACTCTTGTTGTTGCATTTGTACCACTGGGTCCTGCATCTGCTGCTGAGCCGCCTGTTGCTGAGCCTCTTGCTGGTGCTGCTGGAACAACTGCTGTGTAGCCTGTGCTGCTGCAATCGCAATCTGGTCAGCCATCTGTGGCGAGACATCTTTAGTCTGATCTTCGTCTGGCAATACCATGCCCATCTTCTCTTCAATCTGACGGCGATACTCGAACGCAATGTGCTCATTAATATGCGCCATAGCCGTAGCCATTAGCGCCTGAGCCTGTGGGTTCATCTGCATTAACTGCTGGATTTGGGGGTCCTGCATAGCCATCTGATGCACTTGAATGTGTGCCCGATGGTTCTGCTCAATAAACGCCTTGACAGGTTTGCCCGTCAACAAGTTCTGGTTCTCCTGCACTGGATCGGTTGGCACTTGGTCATCATCAGTAGGAACAAGTTTCGCTGCGTTCTTTATGCCCAGAATCTCAATCATCTGGCGGTGCAACAGAGGTAAGTCGTACAACTGAGGGGCTGACTGTGCAAGCTGCAGTACAGCCTGATACTGCACAATCTTCTGAGCCATCGTCGCTGCGTTAGGGTCACTGACTGGGATAACATCCACAGCATCGTAGTCAGACTTCTTAACATCGCGGTTGCCGTTTTCTGGCTCGTATGCGTATTCTTCTGGTGTGTAGTCGGCAATGATGACTTTGAGGAGTTTGAACTCCTGCTTCATAGCGTAGTGCAGTCGCGCTTGTACTGCTGTCATTACCTTCAGAGTCCGCTCTAACAGAGCCAAAGTTGTACCAACAGGAGCATTGGCGCTCATGTCGCTGACGTTCATATCACCGCTTGATGCAAAGCTGCGTCCCTCTTGCACAATATTTTGGAACAAAGAAAACAAAACTTGGCTTGGCTCTTTGTATGGAAGCGGTAAGATGTTGTCACGAATGCTTCCACTAGGCACATCTACGTCTCGGAACTCTCCGGGGGAGATCGGTGTATCGTCACCCTTAATACGTAAGCCGCGAGACTTCAAACCACCGGGTAAGTTAGATAGAGTACCAGCGTCCACCAACTGACGAATCAGCATAGTGGAAGACTTAGCGTATCCACCAATTAAGTGAATCAAGCCATAGCCGTAGAACCCAAAGCCGGGGATGTATTGATAGTGAACAAAGTGCTGGCGTTTCAGGTGTAACTTGTCACCTTCGTACCAATTGCGGCGTACAGCCAGAATCTTCGTTGTACCCTTCTCTACTGTCACTACGTATGGCAACGCAATACCTGTGGGCTCACCATCTTTGTCCACATCCTCAAACCCTTCGAGGTCCAAGTCAACGTGCATCTCAAGAACACGGTAGCGGTTATCTTGAGTTGCGGACAGACCCATCTCTTCTGCTTTTTGCTTCTCAATCTCGTCAATATCGTTTGATGGCTCACCCAAGTCCACGTCTATATAGAACCCTGCGGCTTGCAGTTTCTTCAACTCGTTAGGTGTCTTACGCATGACGTGTGTAACACGCTCTGCTGACTCTAAGTTAGACGCGCCGTATGGGACAACAATGTCTTCAGCGGGAATAAACATAGCGACTTGACGACCTTTGCTTGGGTCGTAGTACACCTTCTTGAACGCGCTACCTGCGAGCGGTAGTGACCACAACATCTTCTCGTGCTCTGGGCGATACTCAACCATCACCTCAGTAAGCTGGTAGTTCATGTCTTCGCGGACACGGGCTGCGGCTTCTTCTGCTAGTAAGTCAACAGCGCCAACAATCTGAGTCTTGACAGGGCCCATCGCTGGGAATGTCTCCATCATCGCCTCTGACTGGAACCTTACAACTGACTCTGTAAGCATCGGGTGGAACACACCACAAGCTCCTTGCCAAGGTTCTGTACGCTCTTCGTATTTCAGACCCAACAACTTCAGACCATCTACGTATGTGCGTATCCAGTCTTTACGATCGTTCAAGTCTTTATCTACTTCTTCTACAAGCTCTGCACCTAATGAATCTAGAACTGACTCATCAAGGAATTCTGCAAGGTTGGCATCAAACACTTCAGCCGTATCTTCTTTAGGATCAATCTCAATCTCTAGTCCGTCAATACCAATAGTTACTGACTCTGGGTCTTCAATCTCAATCTCAATTTCTGGCGCGTCATTCTCCATATCGGCTAAGCCTTGAGGAGCTGCGTATAAACCTTTGTCCATGATGTATCCTTAAACTGTGTAGAACCGCTCGCTGCGGTGACCCTTGAACCATTTAATATCTTCAGGCTCGTCACTTGGTAGGCGAAGAAACCCGCCCTGACGGAACCGTGCTAGTGCCAATGTCGTCGAGTCAACTAAGTCATCGTTGGCCCCAGATGGAAAGTCGTTGCACTCTTCAATGACTTCCTTAGCCCATCTACGATCCGGTGCAAACACGATCCCCGACGCAAAAAGGTCAGAGATAGCATTGACACGGCTTATCTTATCTTGTCCTTTACCGGGAGTAAACTCTCCTATTGGTAGGCCCATACGTCTGAATTCTTGGTATAGTGCTGATCCATTAGATTTTTTCTCGACCACGAACGCGTCTGGCTGCCACTCTTGGTACTCATCCAAGACCATCTTCTTCAGGTCTGGGTACTCCATCCGCTTCTTAATTGCGTTGAGTAAGATGATCGCAAAGTTGTTCGTCTCTTCGTTGAAAAACACGCCCCAAGTAGTCAGAGCGTTATAGTCGGCACGGTTGTTAGACTCCTGAGCGGCATCCAGCGCCATAATGGTGAAGTCGCAGTCGGGTGCATCTTCCTTGTCCCAGATTCTCCACCACTCCCTCTTAATAAGAGCACCCTCTTCTGAGGTTGGCTGCTGCATGTACTGAGCATTCCAGTACCGCACGTCCAAAGCTGCCTTTTTGGCATACAACTCTTCCACAGGCCAGAACTCAGGCCACAACGCTTCACCGTCTTCGTTGATAGCTGGGAACTCTACGACCTCCCACTTGTCTACATCGTCTGCCCGCTCCATCTGAGAAACTATTTGCCCAGTTAAATCAAGTTTGCTCCACCTAGTCATCACTACGATGATTGCACCGCCCGGCATAAGACGCTGGAGAGGACCAGACTGAAACCACTCCCAAGCAGGAAGAAAAACATCAGCTCGCCCAGTTTTAGCTTCTTGTTCAGAATGAGGATCATCAATAATAAACAGATCAGCACCTCGACCAGCAAGAGCGCCACCCACACCGATAGCGAAATACTCTCCATTGAAGTTCGTCCCCCAGCGTGAAGCTGATTTAGAGTCACTTTGTAACTCGATTTGCGGAAAAATGTCCTTGTA